ATCCGTCTCGGCGCTAAACCCGAGGATTTTTTTTTAAGATAGTCCTTGTACTCATCCTGTGAGGAAACAGAAATACCACCCACATGCTTGTTAATAGCTGTATTAAGCTCCGAAATCAAATACTCATCAGTTGTTGCCATATACCCAATTGATCCATCCGCCGTGGGAAACGAAATCTTCTGGCCGTTGCTTAGGTACAAGGGTGTTCTGGGGTTCGACTGTTTATAATACCTATTATTCATGCGCCCAAAATCTAATATGAAAAAGGGTGGCAAGCAAGCATCCGTCTGCCCACCAGCCACCCTTTGTGACAAATATTATCCGATTTAAGCGGCCACCAATCCTTAGTTGTTGGTGCCCTCGAGCAAATCGGTAGTAGAACCTGTTTGAGCAGTTGCGGCACTACCTGAAGTATAATCAGTGCTGTGCTCTACCACACTAGGCTCATCATCCGTGAAGTTCTCGATAATCAGATTATCATCTGGACACTCAACAACCGCCGTCCAAGTCACACTGTTTAAGGTGATTTCCTTGGTCGGAGACCGCATGACGCAACCATACCCGGTGTCGATCTTGGCCAAGTCCTCAAGGGCACCAACGGTGTGAACCTTGCGGTTTGAACCAACAATACCGGGATAAATCCCGCCACCCAAATCAAGGATCATCAGGAAACGACCCGTGCTTGATATCCTATCTGTGGCAGCACTAGCATCTGGGGGATTAGCTATCCCATCAACAACGGCTGTTTGCTCTGTGCTTGTTGCCGACACGAAATCATCGAAGAAGTTGTCAGTAACAACATTCAACGTGACCCCTTGCGGGTACAACAACTCATAGCTACGAACACGGAAACCAAGCTTGTCAATCTTGCCATCCTTGACCTCGTAATTAATCCGCATACCAGAATTGCTGCCGTCGATCTGGGTGCGTGCGCCATAATACTTGACCATGGCAATCTGAATCAGGCTGGCAGTCTTGCTGTCCGTATAAACATCAATGCTATCAGCAGGACGACCGCTGTTTGAACGGGTGCGATACAGTGTGTAAAGCTCGTTAAACAGCTCAGCCAAGTTCAGCTTTTGCCCCTTCAAGTCCTTGACGCGACCACAGGCATATAGCTGGTCATAAACACCAACAGCATTAGCCTTGCGACTAACAACCGTACCCGTCGTCAAACCATCTGTCTTGGCAACACCGCTAAACGTGGGGTCAAAGTGGGCGAACTGAGTGCCCAAGCTTGTCCAGTTTGCCAACGACTGGTTGGAGCTAATGCGCTTGCCCCAGAAGAAGGAGTTCATCCATTCCTTCTGCCACATGGAACCCAACTGACGGTTGCGCTCGGCAAGCGTCACATCACCGAATCTGGCGAAGTATGGGTTGTTGGCTGTCAGCTTGGCAAACCACTCCTTGTAGAACTCGTCCACACAAAGTGTGTAACGCGAGGTCTGCGTCCAGAACGGAACCACACGGTTCGGGTTCAGGGCAGGACGGTTGTGGCACCAGCTCTCATAGTCGCTAACATTGTTAACGCCGATAACAGCGATACCAGTACCGGAATCAGCAGCGTTGCCGGGACTATCCACCCCTGCCACACCACCAGTCATCAGTGTTACCGCAACGTCTGTATATTGGTTAACCAATGTACTACCAAACGCTAAGTTCGGAGCTGAAGCGGCGATAACATACGCAGCACGCTGCGCAGTACCATCAGTCTTTCGTCCAAACACATGAAGTGTGGCTCCCGGAACAAACCAAGCAGCCGACGCATCAAGCCCATCACGATGGGCCAAGCGAAGAACATATCCGACTGGTTCCCCAGAACCATCAGATTTCATGCCGTATGTAAGCGCCCCAGTATTCGTACTCGTAAGTGGATACTCAGCCGAGGCAGCGTCTCCAGCGAGCGCATCTTCGTATTCCGATTTAGTCCAACCCCTGATAACAGCCCAATGATCACTGTTGATAATGCTTTTCTGGGTGGCCAAGATAAACGGCTCCATAATAGAGTCGGTACCCTGAATCTTCTTCTGGTTAACCAGTGCTCCCACGGGACGCGCAGAAGACATGAGCCAGTCATAAAGACCGTATGTCTTAAGCCCGCAGGCCTTAAGCTCCATGTTCGAGGTCATCATAGATTGCATATCCCGATAGTCATCACTATCCTTGAATATGTCTAATAGACCTGATGGAGTGGCGTATGCGATGTTGGAACGTGTTATCGTTCCGCACGTATCGTAACTATTGGATATAGCAACCGAACAACGGTCACCTGCATCCCCGAATAATGCTGCTTGTGTAGGCATAATATTTTCTCCCTAATAAAGGTGAAAAGACTTTATTACCCCCACATTAAGTCTGCCAATTCTTTTTCTGGAGTTTTTAGCTCGTCAGTACCAGTGGTCAGATTTGGCGCTGTAACCGCCTCTGTAGATGACTCTGGTGATTCAGGTTTATTGGTTTTCTTTGGTGTTCCACCCTTCTTGGACTGCGTTTTTTTTGTCGCACTAGGAACACCATATCTTTCCAACATTTCTCTGGACTGCTCTATATCACCGTTGACTCTCTGTGATATATCCTTAATTAACTCGGCTTTTAACAGGTTTGAATCAATTGTCCAATGCCTTTGCCTGTCCGACTTTGACATCCTGTTATACTCTGTGTTGGTACTAAAGGCTCTCCCGTTCCAAGTCTGACTGGAGGATGGGAGATTCTTGACGTAGGCCTCCTTGTTCTTAATAAAATCAGACACAAACTTGTGGGTGTCGTTCCTTGAGTTTGGAGCAAATAAACCGTTATCCCCCTTATTCTGCTCTATCTCATAGACCAACACGCTAAGGGTGTCTGCCCCCTGAGATATCTTGTCATACACCAGCGGGTCGGATTTCTCAGCCTCCTCCAGCCCTTTATCATTTAATATCTCCCCCAGTTCCGGGCTAACCTGCTTGACCATCTCCTTGATTGCGTCATCTGCAGATTCTTTTGCCTTGGGTTGTGACTCTGTTCTTCTGGATATCCTGTCCTCAAGATCATCAATCCTATCCTGATACTTCTTCTCCACCTCACCCAAGACATCAGCCATATCCACACGTTTTTCAGCCTTTTTGAAATCCGCACTGGAATATTTCGGCTCGTTCTTCTCATAGAACTCGGCGTGATCACCTGACTCGGGATCAAATTCTTCACCGGGGTTGTCCACAAGCCACTGTTTCTGGTAGGACTTGGATACATCAACAAAGTCCGAAAACTTTTTCTTCATGCCCCGATACTTGTCTGGGTTGGTTTTCTCCATTTGGGTGAATATGTCATATGTAACCTGATCATCATCATCCAAGGTGGGAACATCAATCTCAGGGCTGCCCATGGAAACCTTGTCACTTTGCTTCAAGGCCTCAGCCGCTGCCTGACCTGCCAACCGGGCCATGTCCTCCATGGACGGGGCAGGTTCCCTTTTGCGGAGTCTCCCCTTGGGTGGCTCCTCCTCAACCACCTCTTGAGGTTCTTCAGGCTCTTTAGGCTCCTCTTCAACCTGTTCATCTTCCTCAACAACCTCTGGTTCTGGCTCCTTTTCTGCCGCCTCTTTATCTGCCTTTGTCTCCATCCCCATCATCTTCCTGAGTTCAAGTAGGTTTTCCTCAACATCCTCCTGCTTGGTGGGTTCCTCCTCCTCGAGCTCTTTTGGCTCTTCGGGCTCTTCCTTCGGCTTTGGGGTGTCCTTACCCGTATATAAAACCGATGGTGGCTGATCGAATTCCATGTGTTTCACGCCGTGTTCCACATGAGCATTCTCATTTCGAACCTTTGTGTCCATGCCGCCGACCACCTCAATTCCCTTTGAAACGAGACCTATATCTGGTTTATTTGGTATGTTCGCCATAATCTTCTAATGTTGAATCAACACTTAATTCGAGTTTATACAGTTCCTTTTCGGGTTGTGCATACTCATCGAAATTCCTGATAAAGGCTATCAACTCTGCCGCCCTCTTGACATGCTCGTTTACCTCCCACCCACGGTCTCTAACATTAAGAAGACTTGCCTCTTTGCCTGCCATAACCTGATTCCATGCAATCTCATTCATCACATACTTCTTGAAGTCGTTGGATGGAGCAGCCCTGAGCCACTCTTTCACCCTGACAATCTCGTTGTCAGAGGTGGAGTTCTTTGTGTAATTTATCAAACTGGCCCTGCTGTATCCAATACTTCGGAGGGTGGTGGTTCTGGGGCAGGCCCACCGCCGCCCACTGTCTGGGCAAGCTGTTCTATTACCTGAGCCTGCCTTAACAGCTGGTTGGCGTTTGCCTGCGCTTGACCCGCTATTTGTTGTGTCACTCCCCCCCACCTCAGTCAAAATCTGCTGTTTTACAGCTTCACTGGATTGAGCCAACTGCTCCGCAACCTGTTGTTGCAACATCTGTGCCGCCTCTTGGAACTGCCCCATAACCTCTTCCTTAAGACCAGAAACATCCTGTGAAGCACCCGCTTGTTGTTCCTGTGCCTGTTGCAGTTCCTCAATCGACTTGGCCATCTTCAGCCTGAAATCCCTCGGAACACCAGCCAACTCAAATATCTGGTTTAACAACCCAATCGCCTGTTCTGGCCCAACAACCTGAGCAACCATCTCGTTACCCATTGCCGCACCAAACAACTGCGTCATCACATTGGCGCTCGCAGCATCATTGATGCGATCCATTCCATCCCGCACCGACGAAAACGACTCCAGTGCCATGGCTGTCTTGTCCTTTACGGCTACTATCGGTTTTGCTGTTATCCCCTCGTCAGCATCCTCAACCGTAAACCCGAGCTTCTCCAGCCTTGCCCTTGTCACCGGGGTCTGTAGTTGGGCATAGAAATCTGATTCTCCATAGGCCATTAAACCGTTGTATATCTGGTTTTTCCAAGCATAAATAGCCCTATCAACCGCTGAACTGGTGAACTGCAACCTGTTACTCGTGTAACTGGCTATGCTTCGTACCTCCTCGGCTGTCTGTTCATGGGACGCCGCCGCCCCCACCTCCTGAGCGGACAACACCAGAACACGCTCAAGAATATCCAGTATGGATTTCATCCCGTTTATAACCTCGGTCGTGCTTTGTTGCGGGAACTTGAACGAGGTGAACGCCTTGTCTGGATCGTGCTGCCCTATACGGGCCTTTCGAGATGAATACCCCACAAAGTTGAGGGTGCTATACATGTTCTGCCCGGCATCGTTGATCTCATCTATGGTGTCACTCCCGACCTGATCCTCATCAACAAAGGTCAGGTTTGTCAGGTTCTGCTTTATACTCAACAAATACTGGGTGAGCAGGTTGCCAACATGATCTTGGAACGGCAAAATCTCCAGCGAGAGTGACGGGTTGATCGTCTGGAGCTCGTTGCTGTCGTAACCATAATAAACAGCAGGAGCGTAGGGGAGCGGCTCGGCATATAGAATAGTATCGTCCTGCGCAACACAAAACCTGAACCACACATCGTAATCATAATCGAACAGGCCAGCTTTCTTTGGGTTAAGCTTCTCGAAATATTCCGTGATTAACACGGAGTAGTCCTCATACTCACTGGTATAGTATTGTATCTCCTTTTCCCTGTCCAAAAGAAGGGCACCACTATCCTTCGTGAGAAACTTGACAACACATGAATAACCCGCGTTAACATACAAACCAAAATTCTTATTCGAGGTTAACCAGTCAATACTGCCAGCACTTATCTTGTCTGTGTTGTAATAAAGCGGGTTGTTCTTGATATCACCATACCGCTGTATAATCCAGTACCCGCTGTATTTACAGCCTGTGTCGGAGTTAAACGTGCTTGGCCTGTGGGCCACATCCCAGAACGTCCGAGTAGGGTGCGGCATGTGGTATCGGATTCCCTCCTTTGTGTAAGACTCCTTCTCCCCACCCGTATCATCACGAACCAACTGTTTTTCGGTGTGCCAAGACTCCTTGGGAAACTGGAAACAATAACCGTAATGAAGCATCTGGAATATGCTTTGAGAGAGAACACTGGAATAGTCATACTGCTGAGCCATCAGCTGGACTCTGTCTGTTACTATCTCCCCCTTGACCCTGTTTACCTGAGTGCTCTTCTGCGGCTCATACTTGAACAGGGGCACAAGATTCCTGTCGTTAAAGATACGGGCCCAGCGAATAGTGACATAAGCCTTCACCAATGGCACAAATATCTGGAAGAACCGTGGCAGGTTAAGCGCCTTGGTCGTCTCTCCCTTGGCGGAAACATGATCCTCTATAAGATGTGACACCCCCCAAGACTCCAGAGCCTTGGCCACCGACTTGTCATCCGCCTCCTTGTTCATCAGGCTGTGCAACAAGGTGGGTGATACCTGTCGGAGCGGCGCGTTCCACGCCAAGTCAAGGGCGTAGTATAGCTTATGGTCACGAAGGCTGCGTGTAATTCCCTCCTGAATCCTGTTCCGTATCTTGTTCGTCAACTTCTCAATCTTCGCCGACTTCTTCTTGGCCGAGAAGGATGACTTCAACGATTCCTGCGAATACCCGTGATCTCTTAGAATATCTAAATCTATCATATCAATACTGGCTTTCCGTTACTTTCAGCGGACTCAACCGCCTTCTTTAACCTGTTGAACCGCTCCTTGAGGGAGCTTTGTCCATAAAGTTTTAGGAACAACTTCACGGGCACACCCTCTTGGATTTGCCCGGTTGCCCCACTGTACTGCCCAAACACCACCGTTCCTCTTTCCAGATCAAACTCAGGCTTAAGCCGCTTGATATGGATCGAGAAGGAATATCTACCCCGCTTGTCCTTGTTAACAACAACTCTGAGATTATCCTCTTGTGCCTCACGCATTATGACAAAGCCTGCGGTTCAGGCTCACTTGGCTCTTGTCCACTTGGCACATCATACGTGTAATCCTCTATATCAAGGTGTTCCACCTCTATATCCATAAAGTCCGGGGTGGTGGTTACCACCCTACCCTCAATATTCTCAAGCATGATGGAATCCCCGTCGACATAAGAAGCCAACAATTGAGCCAGCTCATCATAACCCGGCTTCGACAAATCTATTTGTACCCTGATCATTAATCTATCTTCTTTGGTAAACTCCTCTTCCTGTTTATTTCCTTAACCATTTGTGCAAGGTCTGGGTCATTCCATGTTCCCTTTGGTTTGGACTTAGCTTTAGGCTTGGGCTTTGACTTAGTAGCTTTGGGCTTTACAGTAGAACGAACACCGCTGCCCTTTGGGGCCCCTCTAAAGGGTTGACGCAATTGCTCCAATGATCTTGTTCTGGTCGACTCGCCTGTCAGTCGGGTCACATTACCCCTTTTGGCCAACCTTTCGGTTGCCTTCTTGGCTAGCGCCCTCTTGGCAATATGCCCAGCGATTTTCTTTCCGACCCCTGCCACAACACCGCCGGGGCCAAGCAACCCAGCCACCGAGACGGCCACCTCAGCAACCTTCAATGGTTTAATCAATCTATCCACGGGTTTGCGGGCCTTCTTTATTCCCTTCATCGCGATAGCATCAAGCTGCCTCCTTCTTGCTCTGTGGAGCTTGTCTTTTTCCGCCTTCGTCTGTTTCTTTTTTGCTGCCATGGTGATTTATTTCTTATTCTTTTTAACTGCCTTCTGATAGCGGGCCTGCTTCTTCTTTGCAGCCGCCTTCTGTGCCTTGGTGGCTCCACTCACAGGGCCACCCTTCTGTGTTCTTGCAAGAAACCTTTGTGCCTGCACCCTTCCAAGTTCTTCCGTGGCTTTAACAGATTGCCTTACAGCCTCAGCGGACTTCTTTACAATAACCTTTTTACCCTCCGTCCCTCCCATTCTAACCGCTGCTTTCTCTGCCTTGGTGAGGTCTTTGGGCGCATTGCGTTTCCCCACGCTAGTCCTATCTTTGTGGGCTGTTCGCACAGCTTTTTGCTTATAATCTTTACGACCCGACGCAACACCCTCCCTTTTTAACTTAGCATCAGCTTGACGCTTGACTGATTTAGCGGTTGCTTTCTGTGAAGCTTCTTTTGCCTGTGTTGCCGCTGTCCTTTTTATAAACTTTGATCCTGTGGTGATCTTGATATCTTTCCCAACCCTTCGCAGGCTTGGTTTGGGCTTCGGTATAGGTTTGACCTCCATCTTGAGAACCTTCTTGCTTCCCTCTATCGCCTTGTCCAAGACTTTTTCCTGACTCTTCGTCAGCAGCTTCCGTATTCTTGTGCTGGAGGAATACCCCTTAATTTTTGGGTTCTTTATCGGGGATACTGGCGTGTTCTTCTGAGCCTTGTTCGTCTTGACAGCCCTCTGCATCCAAGGAGATTTCTTAATTCTCTCCACCTTCTTTCTTCCTCTTTGAAGATTCTCCCACTGTCTATCTGTTAACCCTTTCGGTCTTGGCTTCCCAATGTCTGGCTTTTTTGGCGTAGACCTGACTGTGGTTGCCTTCTTTCCTTTAACGATTGTCTGTTCCAAGTGAACGGGCTTGCCCTTGCCTGCGCCTTTAACAGCTTCTTTTGACTTAGCTGCTATTGTTCGTTTTGCAAACTTTGAGTCAGGGGTGATCTTAATCGCATTCTTGGCAGCTTTCTCTATGCCTTTCCTGATGACCCTCTTCCCAACGACCTTGGCAATGGCGGGGATACCAGCAGCAAGCTCAGCTACCTCGGCTACTGTCTTGATTCCTTTCGTTGCCTTCCGTTTTCTCTCAGTTTTCTTGATATACTTGTCCCAATGCGCCCCCTCCTCACGAAGCCCGGCCATCTCGGCCTCAAGCATCTTCCGTTTTTTGGCCCTTCTTTTAAGGTCGGACACCTGTGGCTTCCCTGTCCTTGGTCTTGCATAAAGACTTGCCCTTAACGTGTGATCTTTCGCCATAATGTTACTCCCTTCGGCAACTATGTGTATCATTTGTTCTTTGTCCAGTCTATATGCGGCTTGGAATGTAAAAAATGCGATAGTAATATCGCGGTGCCATATGAGCGAGAAAGATAATGGAGCATGGTACCCCAGCCTTAGCCCAAAACAATTCGAGATATTCAACTGCTACGGCAGGTATGTTCTCGTATCGGGGCCCCGGTATGCGGCCAAGACTTGGGGGGTTATGCACAGGCTCATGCGCCACGCATGGGAAACGCCATCCGCCAGAATAGGGGTGTTCACCAATACACTGAAGAATGCCAAGGTCGGTGTGTGGGACTTGCTGTACGAGAACATTATGCCTGAATGGATTGATAATCTGGACGGCTGCGATCTTGCCATGCCCATGAAAATGGATGGGGCAACCCGAATGGAACATTTCAGGGTCACAAACATGCACGGTGGTACATCTGAATTCCAGCTTCACTCCCTGAAAATTGAGGATGAAATAGCCACCAAGGTAAAGGGAACCGTGTTTTCATGCATATTTGTCAGCGAATTGACAAATTTCAGGGAGGACTACGTGTTCCGCTTCCCGAAGGGGCAGCTCCGTATGCCCGGGGTTCCATATGATAGTCATATGTGGATAGCCGATACTAACCCGTGTGAGGACTCCGGGCAGGATTTCTGGGCCTATAAAATATGGTATGAAGAGGCCAACATGGATAACCACCCCCACCCCAGCTACCAGAAAAACCTTCACCTCATAGAGACTCAGGTTTCCGACAACACATTTCTTGACCCACGGGAGTTCGAGGATTTAAAGGCCACGTTCGCACACGACCCAGACCTGTACGCATCCTATGTGGAAGGCAAATGGGTGGAGACCTCCAAGGATTCCTTCTTCACTGGGGTGTTTAGTTCCCGGCATATCGGGGGGAATTATGAAGGTTCATTCGAGGATTGGGACGTCCTGTTGCCACAGGAAGACACCAACGTGTTGTATGCCGGGTGGGATTTAGGGGATAAAAACCACGCTGCAGTCATAATGGAGAAGGTGCTTACACTCAACGGGCCCGCCTTTAACATACTTGATGAGCTGGTGATCATAGGCGAGGAGGTGACCATTGAGGACTTCACCATAGCTTTTCAGGAGTTAATGAAGGAATGGGATGATGTCGGTGGAAAACGCTACCAATGGATACATTGGTCTGACGCCAGTGCTGTTGACCGCTTCCGATCAGCTGCCGGGACATGGGATCAAATGATAGTGTCCAGAGTCACCGGGGGAGAGATTCAGCTCAGCCCCTGCCCGAAGTTTGCGGAATCGGTAAGGCTACGGGTGATGCTCACCAAACAACTGCTTACCGAAACCAGACTTACCGTGAGTGTCAGGGCGGATGCAATGATACAGTCGCTTAAGGGTGGACTGAAGAAAACAAAGGGGAGAAACAAGCGTTCCTATGTCAGACCCAACAAGCACAAGCACGTTTGGGACGCAGCAACCTACTGCATACTGGGCGAAATGTTCCACGAAATACAGATCGGAGGCGAATCACCAGCCTCCAAGCTGCTTAAAATATAATCTCGTCATCTTCGTCGTCCTCAACGCGGGTGGATTTTGTAAGCATCTCCTTTATGGAATCCTTGGCATAATCCGCCATGCCAACCGCTGTCAATGCTCCACCAAAAAAACGCAGACAGACAAAGTCATCATCATCCAGCTCGTCACTTGAGAAAACCAAAAGTGCGTGACTAAAGTGTTCTGACACCATACTGGATACTTTTCCTGCAATCATATCTTGTGTTTTATTCATTAGTAGTAAGGTTTCCATGTCGGGTGATGTCCCCAGCTATCATTCCAAAACCAGCCCCAAGAATCCCAAGTTTTATTATTCCTCTGCCTCGTGTTCCAGCTTCTGTTGTATCTGCCTATCCCTCCCATCGCTCCATACCACCTATGGCTGTTCGGGTCTGGGAATACTGCCCTAGCCCGCAACCATTGCAAGTCTCTGTTGTTGGGGCTCACTATCTTGTCCTTGTTGGTGGTGGGGTCTTTGGCATCGGCTGATATGTTTATTGTATCCTCCTCAAGCCACCTTCTAAACTCTGCGTGTGCATCCACGAAAGAGACTACAGAGCCGTTATTGTGGTACACACCCGGCCAGTCTTGGGAGAAAAAGCTCTCCCCACCCTTAAGTGTCGGGGCCACCCGAAAGTTGCCAGCGTTAATAGACTGCGCTGGCATCTCAATAAACGTGAATAGTTGGGAACTAGACTCCACATCTGCATAGGTGTGATGAACCTTATACTGATTATCCTGTAACCAAGGCCAACCAGACCAGCCACCAACAAAGAGGTTCATGGAGTAGCTCCTCGGCCTAAGCTTTTTTGTTGCGTTAAACCAACCCGCTGAAGTGGACTTGTCCCCGGGGCATCGGAATATCCGCATCCCTGTGTAATCTTTTAGTGGTGACCAGAACAGGGGCCTTTCCGACTCACCCCACACTCCGTTCCCGCTCATGCTGTCCGCCACCCAAGCCCACATTCCTGTAGGTTCGTTCCTCCAAGCCGACGCATACGGGAACCTGTCTTCGTGATCCCCCGCAAACTCTGTAATAGCTATATTGAGTTGGCGTTGGTTGTTAAGGCATTGCGCCTGCCAACCAGTCTGTTTAGCTGAACCAAGGGCGGGGAGCAGCATCGCAGCCAAAATCGCAATTATAGCCACCACTACCAATAGCTCTATTAATGTAAATCCCCTTTTCATCCCCCATAACCATCCTCAAAACCTTGCCTTTCTTAGCCTGTAATAATGTTTACCGTCGCCTCCCCTTATAATACCCTCGCCTTCTAATGTTTTCTTAATTGTGGGGTGGTTCTTTCCTTTCAGGAAGTGGCCAGACCGAAAAGCGGCAGCGTTCCGATCCATTCTCGGAGCTACACCAGTCCGCTCTCTCTTTGATTCCCTATACTCATTATTATTCAAATACTCTACCGCTGCTGCTTTGAAATCTCCGCTGTTCATTAGCTTTAAAGTCTTAGGACTGCCAGATAAGTCTCCTCTAAAAAACCCATCTACAATAGCATTCTGTGTGGCTGTAGGCAGCTTATCAAAATTACCCACCTTCCTCTTTGCTAATTTAATCTTAGCTTGAACGTCATGATCAAACAATTGTTGCATCTGCCTATTGCCTAAAGGCATCCGACCAGATATAACTACGCTATAATTTTTACCTGCTATCTTTTTAAGAACAGGATCATGTCTAGTAACAAGATGGCCTACCCCGACGGTTAGGTTACCTTTATGGTCTCTGTATGCATATCCCGGGCGACCCCCTTTACCTTTACCTTCACTCTGAGCAATATAATCATATAATGATTGGTCTTGTATTGGCCGCAGCCTTCTAAGCTTTGGGTCAGCCATTAGTAAACCTTTTTCTTTTTAACGGTTCCGCCCGTATTCTTGGCGTACTTCTTCGCTGCTTCCTTTCCTTTCTTCGTGTAAGGAAACCTCTTAACACCCTTCTTTGTTATAACCTTCGGCATGTCTATACCCATTCATCGGTCTCTAGTAACTCCAGTATCGTACCGTAGTTCTCTATGTCCCGTGCGGTATCAACCATAGGCTCGTTTTCCACTGCTGACGACTCCTTGTTTTCCACACGCTTCCATGTGAGGTTCATTAATCGCTGCAATTTGTCGTTTAACCGAAACCCGACACCCAGTATGTTCAAATCCTTCTTGTCCCACGCTGCTATGTTCTTGCTTCCGTAATCACTTTGCTTCCTGTCAAACAACATTATGTTCTCTATCTTCACCTTCAAGGCTTTCTTCGCCATGTTGGTCTTCAGCCCCAGCGCCTGCGACAATATCGTCGCCAGAAAAGCTGTGCTCGGTTTCTGCTGGAGTTTCGCCAGCGTTGTTTTTATCGCTTCCTTTGCCTGATCCGCTGTCAGGTGTTCCTCCACTGATGTTGACTTGTCTTGGGTCATTTATTTGTATTGGTGTTACGGGTTGCCCCGGTATAAAACTGGCTCTTCTCTTTGTCTCTTCAGACCTCAGCTGCTTGTTGTTTACCATGTTTCCACATATTTTTGCGGATTCCGTCAGTTGCTTCGACACCTCAACCGCCTTGCTTATAGCCTGCAACTTTATGGAGTCATCGTCCGCCTCAAAGGCAATGTCGGAAGCAAGCTGCATCAACGGCTCAAGCTTTTCCGCCGATAGAAAGACATAACCAATACTGGTTTTTACTACCCCCTCCTTCTCAATGAAGTCCCCAAGCTTCCTGAGCTCCCCGTATTTCTTCCTCTTGATGGCAACCAAACCTGTCTCGGTCGCAGCCTGCTTGGCCTCCTTCGCCGTGAACATCCCCTTGGTGGGTGGGACAATGGATGTCCCAGTCTTTGGGAGCTCCAAAGGTTCGCCGTCTTCCTGAAGTATTCCTGTGTCACTCATTCCATCCAAATTCGAATCCATTATCTCTTGCCCAACAGGTTGCATCTTTTTGCTTCGTCTTTAAAGGCATATAACATTTGCACCCCAGATCACCATCACTGGAGTCACCGCACGTCCGCCTTCTCTGGCTGAATATCGGACACCGCCAACACTCTCGGTACCTCGCCAGCCTTGTGGTCGAGTCCACCGTTCGCGTGGAGGGCATCCCGAAGATTGACCACCACACCAATTGCACCCCTGTTCTCAGGATGTTTGGCAGACACATGACGAGACCTGATGAACGGCACCAAGAAATGGCCCCCAGCAACACGGCTGTTGCGAACTCCACCGCACGGGAACCCCGCTTGAGATATGAATGACCTGTAGACATCTATCAGTTTCTCCTTTAGGTTGTATATGGTTTTAGCGACATAACGACAATAATCTGAGACACTTAACCTGTCTCTCTTCTTCCTTTCGACTCTAATCATATTACTCCACCAAAGCTTCTTTGGGGATATCTCAAGCCCCCAGTAAATGTGGTTATTCCTGAAAGCCAATAGTCTGGTGTTGCTCATCTCAGCCCAGAACCCCTTGTCCTTGGCTATCTCAACACAGGTCTCATGCCCCCGCCCATGGAAGTCCTGCCCTATGTTCTTGAACTCATCATATAACCCGTTCTTCCAGTTCACCCTGTACGGAATCGGATACAACTCGGCGAACCCCAAATCAACGGATTCCTGCTCATTGACCAGCCTATCCAACATCTTTTCCTGCAAAACCTCCCATACCAACTTCATCTGGGGGAGACTGATTACCCCCGTTTCTGCTACGCTTTTCAGGAGTTTTTCATCAAAATGCATTTTTTTTAAAAAAAACTTGCTTTTCTGCCGTGGGCTTTCATTCTGTTGCCTGCAGAGGGTGGCAAGGCCGCGAGCAGGTTAACGGCCTTCCACAAAGACAACAATAGTTTTATCCTCCCTTGGGTCGAGGGCACTGGCTAGTTCTGCTCATTTCTAGCTGCCCACCTCTGCAACATCGACTTGGCCCAAGGGGGGTGTTTTTTTTGAACAATGACAATAAAACAACTAAACAGAATTAGGCTGGACTCACCAAGCTTCAGAATCTATGTAGCCCTGTTGAGTGAAAGTAACATGACCATTAATAAACTAGCCTCTAAAACAGGCATAACATGGAAAACCATTAGTAAAAAGGTGCCAAAACTGCTGTCCAAAGGTCTAGCCACCAAAACAAACCACCACCACTACTCTGGAATTGACCTGACTATGGAAAATAACCCAACAGTTGTGGAAAATGACATAGGTGCAGTTAGGGAAAATGACCTAACCGTTGTGGAAAATGACCGAAGTGTTGTGGAAAATGACCCAACTACGCAGGCAATCTATGACAAATACTCCTGAAGTTCGGTCTTTTTACCTAAATGCAACACAGGGTATACAAGAATATACCAGTATCTCTGTCACATATATGTATTATATAATACCAGTATCTCTAACACAAGCTATTAATCTATAATTCTATCACATAGGTATCTCTAGTTAATATATATCTCTATCACAACACCGCAGAAAGCAGAAAGTTTTCAAAAATGAGCAGAATACCACCGCATCTAGAGGATCGGATATCCGAGAAAGGCTTGATCGGCTGTATCCTCCTAGAACCTGCCATCCTTGATAAGCTTCTCGGAAAAACCGAGAAGCCTCTACTCCTGTTTACCCACCACGCCTGTGTCCAACACGTGGTTGCCATACTTAAACTCCACGAAGATAACAAGGCAATAGACCGTGTCACCCTCTCCCATGAACTGCTAAAAACCGGGAATACCACCACTATCTCCTTCATCGACGAATGTGAAAACCTAACCCCATCACCCACTAACTGGTCTTACTATTACGATATCCTCTCTGGCCTCCAACATACCCGCGAAACTAAAGCACTGTGCGATGAGATGTCTGACTCCATTTCAAAAGGGGCTGTCACGGAGCCTACAGGGGTGTTGGAAGAGCTTTCTGAACGTGTCGAGGGTCTCTGTAAGGTCAGAGATCAGGAGTCGTCTGTGAGGGTCTACAAGGATGTTGCCCCTGAGACTGTCGAGTTCTTCCAGACTTGCTTCGAACGGAAGGGCGAAATAACCGGGATCACCACGGGTCTTCGTACGCTGGATAAAATGCTGAACGGCCTCAATAATCGCCACCTCAATATCATCGCCGCCAGACCTTCCGTCGGCAAAACCTCCCTAGGTATCTGCATAGCAGATGCCGCTGCCATGAAAGGTAAAAAAATCCTCTTCTTCTCACTCGAAATGTCTGCCCCAGAAATCATGATGCGCTCTATCTGCGCTCATATGGAACTTAACTACCGCCACTGCCTCAACGGTAACCTGACCCCAGAAGATATGACCAAGATCGCCGCTGGCATAGATCACGTCGCCACCTACCCCATCTTCATTGATGACTCTTCCTCCTCCACTATCCACCAAATAAAAGCCAAGTCCAAAAGATATAAACGTGACTTCGGTATCGACATGATCATCGTCGACTATCTGCAGATCATTAGTACCCATAAAAAGTTTGAAACCCGCGATAGGGAAATTGCCTCATACTCCGCCGCCCTAAAAGAACTAGCACGAGAATTGAACGTCCCCGTAGTCTGCCTGTCTCAACTCTCCCGCGAAGGTGCACGTAATGAACGTAAACCACGCCTCACCGACCTCCGTGACTCAGGCGCTATCGAACAGGACGCCGATGTCGTCATTATGTTGCACCGAGATAATTCCGTTGACAACCAATCGGATAACCCCTATCCCCTGCACCTGATTGTTGCCAAACAACGGAACGGCCCCGTTGGTGTAGTAGAGGTGGAATTTATGCCCCAATTTACTAAATTAAGAGTCCCGTCACTTATGAACTATCCCGACGCCCCTCCCATGGACTCCTTTGGTAACCGACTATAATAAACAGCTGGGCTCCGTAGCCGAAACTATCGTCACCACGGAACTGCTGAAAAGGGGATGGGTCGTCTCCACCCCGGAAGGTGACTACGCTCCCTACGATAGAATAGCCACCAAAGGGCCT